CTTTATTGTAGATTGTATTGAAGCCCTGGTAAATCGCCCTCAAATTTGCGCCATTGATAACCATGTATGTAATCCTCCTTTTATGCTCCGGCTGTCACTGTAACGGCAAGCCCTGTTTCCACGGTGATCCCTTCCTCATCCACGGCAAGGACAATGCCTGCCAGGCTTGCGCCTGCCCCGGCATTCCCCACAGTCTGGTCATCCTCCATATAGCAGGGGCCCATCAGGTCTTTGACTGCCACCGGGTTCTCTGTGCTGTTTTCCCAGATAAATGTCCCCCTGGATACGCATACTACAGCGCCCCCGTCCGTTCCGTCCCGGTTGTCAACGGTTTCTTCCGCGCGTCCTGCTGCCTTTAAATTCTCTGCCTTTTTAGCCGGGACAGCATATCCGTCTGCTCCTACTGCTACCAGCGCCCCCTGATAGATCGTAACTCCTGCCTTAACAGGCAGTCCCAATGTTCTGGCCCCTCTTGCCACCTGGACCGTATCCCTTTCACTTGTCAATGCTGCCATGTCCTACCTCCCGTATGTTTTATAATCATCATCACTGATTCCCAGCTGCGCAAATACAGCCTTTGCCGCCCGGTCTAATCCCTCCGGGTGTGCGCCCTTTAAGACGGCTGCGTCTGTCGCAAACTGGATCTCCTCCATTGGCACCACCTGCGGGGCTTTTTCAACAAAATCCTTAAAGCCGGACGGATCCTTTAACGCATAGGCTGAGGCCCATTCCTTCTGTGCCGGTGCGATCT